TTCCGTTGGAGCCCTCAGTGGATTAGTGAAGTATCACGTCAAGGTTTGGCGTTTATTGCTTTATCTGTCGTACTGTGGGCTATGGATGGTCGTCCCGATGCTCTTTCTGTTGGTGAGGGTATACTTGGTTCGATTGTGTGTTTGCTTGGGTATAATGTTTCGCCCTTTTGGGCAAGCTTGTGCTCTTCAGCTGTCGCACTCTTGACTTTCAAAGGTTTTCTTACCAAACGCCTGAGTTGGATGAGTTTTTTGGCTCGGTCGAAGACTAGAGCTGAGCGAGACGAACGTAAACGGAAGTATCATGAGTGCTTTGCAATTGAACATCGTGAACATCTGTTTTTAACTTCTCAAAGTACTAGAGTGTACGCAGCCTTGACAGCATTGAGTGCTGGTTTGGCACTTGCAGCTACAGTTCATGCTGCGCGTTATCTCGTGCGCAAGAGAAAGAAAGAGCGGAGCTTGTTGCCTGAAGAAGGTGATGGAAGTATTGAGTTCATGAAGCCATTTGAGCGTGATTGGGCAGCTACTAACACTATTGATCGTTTCAAAGTGAAGTTTGGCAATGCAACAACGTCTTGGATGGAACCCATTCGTTCTTCTCCGCCCACATTCACGGGAGATCCTCTTGAATTATGGAAAAGCGTGGCACGCAATATCCGTAAGATTGATGTGATTTCCGGTGATCGTGCTTCTGGAGGATACATGTTTGGTGTAACTTCTTCGTTCGCTCTGGTGTCTAAGCACTATTTCAAGAGTGACAACGTCACCCTGAGAGTGTATAACAATCGGATTGGGCCAAGTGGGTATAATGATATCCCCATTGTCTCTAACGACTATTTGGACTTGCAGGATGATATGGTTCTTGTGAATGTGCGTACTATGCAGTTTTCTGATGTGACGAAACACTTTGTTGATGGGCCTCTGAACCCCGTTGGTACTGTGGTTGTGTTTGCGCAGACATTGCAAGGAATGTATACCGCTTCTCCTACTGAGTACGATTCCGAAAGAGGACTTTCCATTTCCCGTGCCATTGAGTACAAGTATGATAACCATGGCCCTGGAATGTGTGGGATCCCGGTGATTTATTCACATGGAAAAGGAGCTATTGTGGCAGGCGTGCATTGCGCAGGAGGTTTGGGTCCTCGATCCATCTCTACTGTGCTTTCGCGTGTCACATTGCTTCAGGCAGTTGAAAAGCTTAGCGATGTATGTTCGGAGCGAGGCTTGATGACCGTTGCGCCTGAGTCTTTGGATTTGGTGCTTGAAAAACCTGTACCGAAATCTCCAGTAAGACACGAGTTGTTTACGAATCATTTGGAATATCTTGGCAAACTGCCTGGTCCCGCTATGGTTCCGAAGCACGGTTCGCGTTTGGTAAAGTGGGCACACTCTGCTCATCTCGAGACTTTCTTTAAAGGTCACTTCAGCCATGAACGACAAACCATCTATGCGAAGCCTATGTTGAAGTCAGTGTATTCTCCACAGTTCATCTCCCCGGTTAACAAAGCCCTACGGAAAATGGATCGCTCAGCGGTCAGTTTAAATACTGATTTGTGTACTATCACTACTAACATTTTGCAATCGCATCTAATCAGGCGTCTTGAGAAAGCTGGAGTTAAGGCTCTTGCTCCTCTTGACTTTGCCTCGGC